AAGCCCACGGTTTCGACAAAACTTTTTTTAGTGCGGTGTCATTTATGCCGTTTATTTTTGGTCCGAAGCCAAAACTTTTTTCAATATCAAAAGACGTTTTTAAAAAAGAATCTGAATAAATGGAGCCTAATTTCGTTTGACTTTTTTCGATCTCAGTGGAATAAAGCTCGTTCATTTTTTGCTTTATTTCTATTTGCATCGCTTCGAGTCTTGAAATTCTTTGACGTAAGGAGGCGTTCTCAAGCTCTTGAGCCCATGCGCCAGTAAGCGAGTTCTCTTTTGCTCTTTTTGTGTACGTCTTTAAGTTCCATTTGAACTCGGATAATTCATCAGAAGTCAAAAGGCGTTTTGCCTCTGAAAAAGAAATTCCGTTTGACTCTGAAAAACGAGAATAGAAAACACGAATTTCTTTGCTCAATTCTGCAAAATTATTTTCGTACAAATTAAATAAATCTTTGTTTATGAATGAAGTTGCTTTCTCATTCATTGAGGCTTCAAGAATCATAGATCGCTCGGCCCAGTATTCTCTATTTACCATGGCTAGACCTTTGTGCTATCGATTTGCGTCTGGTCTTTGTTGCTTAATGTAAACTGATCGCCATATTTTTCCAATTCTTCTTTTTCATCTTCTTCCACTTGCTTCATTTCTTGATCTACGTCGTCAATAAAAGGCACTTGCGACAAAAGTGTTTTTTGAGATATTTTAACACCGGCACTTACAAGGCTGTCCAAGATTTCAGTTTCGCTCATCAGCAAATCACGATTGAAAATAAATTGAATTGGCTCTTCGTCAATATTAATTTGTTCTGAATTTGATAAATGATCAGACACAAAATACATCACGTTTTCTAGCGATGCCTGGAACTCCGTTTCGTTTTCATTGGCATCAATGTCGCAATCGTTGAACATAGCCGAAATGTGCATTTGATTTGCATTGCCACCGACACTATCGTCTTTGACATCGTAGCCCTTGCAGTTGTCCACAATAGCCTTTTTAAGCAGCTTAACGACTAGCTCGTAATTAGTTGCGTCCACCTCGATACTAAGTTTCCTGACATCGCCCTTGGCCCCATCAGCGGATCGAACTTTAATCGCCCCATACTGGGCTAAGTTCTTTCTAAACTCGCCCAAGTCGGTTCCGTCGTAATTGTCCAGAATCAAAATAGTTTTTCTTACGTCCTCGTCAAGGTTGTCTTTAAACGTTGAAAGAATTTCATTTAGTGCGTCTTGGAGGCTCTTGCAGCATTCAATCAAAGCTATTTCGGACGAGTTACTTTTAAAAGCCACAAGTGGAATCTTATTCCATTTCATCTCAATTGTGGCCGGTGCCTTTGTTTCAGGATCTTCACTTTCCATTGTAAAATAAGGACGAAACGGAATTGTCTCTGGAATTAAAGATCCTGCTTTACGCACAAAATAATAAATTCCATCGGGCTTAAAGACTTCCACATTTTCATCATAGTCAATTACGCTGGTGGAAAACTCTCGCTCTTGCAAATAATAATGCACGGCCATTTGAAGTTCTGTATGTTCAGAATCCTTCCAGATAGGCATTATTTCGGAAGCATTGAGGCTCACAAACTTCAAATTTCCGTTGTCGTCATACGTTATATAGAGCCAAGAAATACCCGCTTGTATGGCTTGCAAGCCCTGCTTTCCAAGCGTCCTTTGAAATGATTTATTCAGAATCTTTTGAACTTTTTCAATTTTAGATGTGTCTTTTCCATTGATCGAAACTGGTTTTCCAAAGAGATAATTCTTTTTTAAGTCCACCATTTTTTTGTACTGGTTGTCAATAATGATATTGTTCGGGAGGTTATCAACAACTTCAAGAACCCCGTCTTTGCCCACGATTTCACGGGTCTTTGACAAAATGTCATGGAACCCGCGATAATATTGAATGGCTGCAATTTGAGCAATGCGCTGCGGGCAAGTTAGCCAAAAAGAAATTTTAGTCTCAAGCCATCTCATTTCTTTCGTAGACTGCGTTTCAGTTTTTCCAACAATTGCCGATTTTATAAAGTCAAAGATCATGTTTTACCTGTACCTCTAAAATAGCTTATTTTGCTTACAAATTAAACTATTTTCATCACTAGCTTTATCTGGGCCGGAAGAATCCACTTTAGAATTTCTGATAGTTGGAAAATTTGGCTTTCGGTGGCACCATTTCCAGACACGGTTAAAGTTTGGAAGTCTATTTCGTACTCCATTTCAAAAGTTGTTGTGCCGAAAAAATCGGCAATAATTTTTTTTACATAACGCCATGTATATGGAGTTCTGATGTTTACCTGAGTCAAAATAAGCTGTTTTCGTTCGTTCAGTGTTGCACCTGAAGCGGGGACTATCCCAAGAATCGACTCCCATCGCGAAACGCCATTTTCTGTAGCGGTCTTAATAAATAGATCAGAAATAAAATTACTGAATGCAGCCCACAGTAAATCAAACTCGGCATTTTCTGTGTCTGCAATTTGGCCCATCTCTCGCATTTTGGCTACTACTTTAGGCCAGTAGCCTTCAATTTTTACATCTCTTGATATTTCCATTAGTGCCTCACAAATGTGCCACGAGTAACGATGCTGCTTTGTTCAACAGCTAAATTAGCGGGGATGCCGTTAATGTAAATTGAGAACACATCGTCAATTCCAGTGACTGCAAGGATTCTAGCCGAGATTTCAGAGACTCTTACGATAGTTTGTGTGTTATTTTCCCATGATTTGTTCAGCTCGTTGTAATAAGCGTCCAGAACAGCTAATACCAAAGGTTCAGCGGTTGACCAATTTGTTCCAGAAGAAAGTGTTATTCCTACGGACAAATTAACGGCGACGACAGAAGCACTACCGATAGTAACGATGTGCCCTATTGGAGCCTCACCGTATCCAAGGCCCATAGTATCCATTTCGTCGATCAATTGCGGGTCAATAGTTTCCTGCACGCTTGTGATTAGCTCTTCTGAGGCTTCTCCGTAGGCACTGCTTGTGATCGCAGCGCGAACTGTGCCGCCCCCGTTCCATGCCGGGAAAATTTTGACCCCTCCAACGCCTTGAATCGCCTTTAATTTTGCTTTGTAATCTGCAATATTTCCACCGAAAGATTCCGATGTTAAAGAATCCTTACAACGTTGTCTAAATATTTCTGTGTCCTCTTCGTCATTTCCGAGGATCACGACTTCATCAAGCGTTGCGCTGGTGAGTCCGTTGACTCCATCCACAGGAATAAGCCTACCTGTTTTGCTATTAGGTGCCACGCCAGCCGTTTCGCACTGCAATAGATACACTCCAGCACTTTCTTTTTCAGTGACGGCATAAATGTAGGTGCCGCACGAAAAACGTTCTCCTATCTCTATCTCTAGCGTCGAAGGCGTAAAAATACCGCGGACAATCGCGTAAGTGGCTGCCACCGGATAGATGTTGTGGTCTGATCCCCACAGTATCAAATATTCACGATCTGCCGTGTCCACAAATGCTTGATTTATCCCGTTGTCTATGGCCGTGTACAAATTCTCAAACTCAATCGAAGCCGGAGCCGTTGAGTCATAGATAATAGACCCCACACGCTTGTCGTATTTCGACAAGACACGCGCTAGAATGCGGCTTAAAATAACATCGGCGGTTTGGTCTGCATACAACATAATTACTCCTTAAATAACGGTGGACTCTTGCGATTCACCATAAATTGACGTGACGATAAAAGATACTGCGAGTTTATTGTTTGCCAATTGCTCAAATTTAAAATCGCTAACCGAAACGGTTCTTTCATCTCTCATTAGAGCTTCTGAATAACGACGATCAATTTCTGAAATCGCATAAATTAAGTTCTCTCCAAAAAGGTCGTCTAACTCAACACCAAAAGCGGATCCGTATATTTCGTGAACTTCAAATTCGGTATTCAAAACTTTGTATACAAATTGTTCGTACGCTTCTAGACCATCGACAAATCCAGATACGGATCCGTCAATCCCATCGTCATTATCGACGTTCATTTTGTACGTCAAGTTTGGCTGCGTGGATTCGGTAGCCTCGACAACGCTTTCGGACAGTGTGTTTCCTGGTAACAAGCTCATTCTGGTGGTTCTCCTGATGGATCAAAAGCGGCTGGTTTAGATGCTCGTGGCCAGTTGCTCGTATCTGTTATGTTCTCTTTCCAGCCAGCCAAAACCGAAGCGTCCGAGACTTCAAACGGGGCTTGCGTCTGATCCGCAATTCCGGCGGTCGCCGAAACTTCCCACTCGCCACCCGTCAAATGCTCGCTCATTCGATCCAAAACTATGAATGAATTTCCGCCCTGTGCACGAAGCAAAAGAACGCTTTCTCCTTTGTGGAGCCCGTTATAAATGCGAATGCGCTTTCTACCTGCGATATTATGCAGGTGGCTTGTTTTAAGCACCTTAGTATTTGGGGTTAATGTTGAGGCAGTCGCCCCAATACCGACACCAACGGGTACCCCGTTTAAAGTCACAGGCAAGGATGTAATTGGATGGATGTGAGAATTAAAAATATCTACGTTAGCATCTCTTTCTGCTTGGAACTCGCTTAAATCGTTATCGTCGATGGTCTTTGAGTAAACTTCGATGTCCACAAAATGATCTTGAACGGCGTTTGTCAATACTAAAAATGCTTCTGTCAAAATTACTTTGTCTGAAATTTTGATCTGTAATTTTTCGTATTCCTCCGAAACAACTTCTCCAAATACAAAATCACAAGGCTTTGAGTTAAGCCTTTCATTTCTTGCGATCCGTTGTATTGTTCTTAAAAGCTCTTCGGAGTTCATTTCTTGATTCCTTTTACTATCAAATCTACATCCATATTATGATCGTCGTTGAGAAAATAATGCGTACATGAGTTCACAAAGAACCTTTTAGCTACCTTCAAATCATCGTCGATATCAATGTCTACGATTATTGATTTACCACCCCTGAGCGACGGATCACCAAAACAACGGCTGATAGAGAGACTTCTTTTCTTATCGGAGTTCACCTCTAAAATGAGTTGCGCAATATTTTCGATGTTGTCCACTTCTGAAAATTCATTACTGAAAAATTGGAGCGTTCCAAATTTAGTCATGCTTGCAGCATCTTTTGCATAAATTGGTTCTCCAGCTACTTCTATTTTTTTCTTTTTTCCAGAAGTACTTTGTACGCTTACGTCGTTTTTCTTTATGAGTTTTACTCGATTGTAAGTATCTTCAATGCTGCTAGAATACTTGAAATTCGATGCCGTTTCATTTGTGATCAAATATTCAGCCGAGTTTTTTTCAATGTCTTTTAGGTCGATGCGCCCGTCATTATCGTAATAACAATATTTTCTACCAGTATTCATCAACGTAGCTTCTAAAGCCTTATTCATCATGTCAATCAGCGTCATGTTATCGAGAGCCATTTTTTCGATAATGTAACCAGTATCTTCAATTTCACCGGGAACAAGGTCAAATTCAGTGCATAAACGAATCAAGAAATCACTGGCTTTTTCATTCTCTATTAAAAAAGAATCCTTATTTTTCATGTAGCGCAATTGATCGTAGGCGGTAATTTGTATAAATTTTTTCTTGTCAAAATCTTTGGTAAAAACAAAACCATTGAATCGCTTTTTTCCGTCGATGGAAAAAATTACTTGGGCACCCTCTTCAAAACTTAAGTACTGATCTTTGATAACTGTAAATTCCAAGGATTCAGGAGAACCGTAAGCATCACTTTTTAACGTTATCCCGTCTTGAATCGCCGGAATAAATTTTTGTGATTTTGTGAGTATGGATAGCTCATAACTCATTTCATGCCTTGCTTTGGAACGTTGGAAAGCTAACGCCAATTTTCGCAGTGATAGAACTCGCAAGCTTTTTTATTTCGGAGGCGTAACTCACTCCATTCACAGGATCTAAAGTGTAGGTAATTGTGTCGCCTGACTCTGAAATCTTTTTTATTTTTCTTGTTGAGTACTGTTTGTACTGCTTCAATTCCAGCCGTACTTTTACGTCGGTGCCATCGCTGGCATCTTCAATTATTCTCATGTTTTCGATTGACGCGACCATATAGGAGTAGCCAACTGGAAGGATCGTACCCTGTTTCATTTTCGCCACGACAAAAGGAAATGGAATTTTTTTTGTCCGCAACAAATTAAAATATTCAGTGAATGCCAAAGCGTCTAGACCAGCCAATGAGTAGAGCGCAAATGGATACGAATTGCCCTGCGGGAAAAGAGCCTCGAACGAAATAGTATCTAATCCAGGCTCTTTCAAAATGTTTATTTCGCTCTCATTGATTAAATTTACGGTCTCGTTATTTCCATTTTTAGAGGTCTCCATAGAGCCTGGAGTAACGGGTAATAGGACGGGACCAATGAAAAAATAATACATTAGGCCGTGACTCCTTCAGCACTTGAACTCATCGCTTTTTTGAGCCCCTGCGTCATACGAGAAACCACATTATCAATGTCCATATTGGAGCTAATCGAATTTTGATTATTTGAAATCAATTTAATATTCTGTGATGAA